CGCCCACCAGGTTGGCCTGAAGACGACCAGCAAGAAGAGTATTTCCGTCCGTGGTGGATGACTACAATAAATCCTCTGACTGGCCGGTACTACGAGAGTGACCCTCAACTTAGCCAAGGTATTCCAAGGTTTGACCACGGCGGTTATGCCTCTAGGGACCCCTCAACGAGGAGATTAGATCTAGACATACCGTTGGACCCTAGAGTCATCGCCCGTACCATCTTGGACGCTAGGGATCGCAGGGGGGGCGAACCACCAGCTGCCGACCGCATAGTTCCTTATGAACAATTAGGTAGCCTTTCATCTTTTGACAGGGACGGTGTATCTGGATCCCAATTCAATATCCGTACCCCTTCAGGGGGATACCCTATAGGGCCTGACGGCGCCCCCCTTGCTAGGCTCGAAGGTGGCTACGGAAGACAGGGAGTCGAAGTGACCCCCGAAGCATTGGGAATACCCCAAGAGACGATCCGCCAATGGCAGTTAGGAAATCTCGAACAAGAGTCTTCTACCTGGAATTTGGGCATTGCTGCTTATTTACCAGGTGGTGTTCTCCCTGACTTCATGGATGACGTACTACGCCTAAAATCTGTCAATGTTAGGTATGGTCGATCAAGTTCAGAAACTAGGACTCCCTCTGGAGAATCGTGGGGGAGTGACGACAGGATGCGTGGCATAGGAGGACAGGGACAGGTTCTTAGGGGAATGTTTGGGAATAACGCTCCTACTGTCGAAGTTGACTATGGGGAACCAAATCGTCGCGACAGGGTTATCTCGGGTAAAGTTAATGTCCCTGTCCTGGGAGGAAACATAGGTATCCACGGAGAAAAGCGCCTTAACGAAGGCGGCCGTAACGAATACTACGTTGGGGGACGCTGGATATTCAACTTCTAAGCTACTTGGCCGATCCCCAATTGTCTCCCAGCCCTACGTCTATCTTGGACGGTATCTTCATATCAGGGACGCAGTTCTCCATCAGATCCTTGACCTCGGTCACCTGATCATCACTCTCTATCGAGAAGCACAGTTCGTCATGAACAGTGAGCATGGGCCAATGACCATGGTCGATGCAGTCTTGCATTGCCTTCTTGGTCTGATCCGCTGCGGACGCTTGGATTAAACGGTTAAGGGCCTTGTACACAAACGAAACCTGGTAAGTGGCTGGATTACTGCGGAACCAATTCTGGTCTCTCTCTTCCACGGGGAGGCTCAATATCTCTTGCCACCGTTCCTCAAGCTTCTCCGCATGAATGATAGTCTTGACCTTCTTGGAAAAGCCTCTTGGCTCCCTCATAGGAAAACGGCATTTGCGTCCCAGAAGAGTCCTAACTTCGCGTCGTTTGGATGCCGCAGACATAACAGAGGATGCTAACGCCCGTATGAAAGGAACCTTCTCGTCATATTCCCGCCTTATTTCTTTTGCTTCCTCAAACGGAATGTCCCCCAAGGTCATCTTGGCCTGGTATCGGCCTACCCCAGCTATGTCGGCCATGATCTGGTGGAAGTCCACGTCAGACTCTTGGTATTGCTTTACGATCTCTTTTACCTTTTCGCTTTCCCTCGTTGACGGGGCTATAGAGGCGTAGTGCATCAACCATCTGGGTTCCTGCGAGCTGTAATCGAAGCTTCCCCATCGGCATCCCTCTTCCGGCAGAAAAAGACCACGGATCAGACCCTTGATTTCTGGATGCCTTGAAGGGACCTGCTGTAAATTAGGATGGCTTGAAGAAAATCGCCCCGATACCGTACCGCCTTCATCGGAGCGCAGCTGATTAAATTGGCAGTGGATGCGGCCCTTGTGCTGATGATTAAGAATCGTATCCACGAAAGTGGTGTTGGCCTTGTTGTACTCCCTGACTTCCAGAATCTTTTTGGCCGCCGGGTGTTCATGGGTCTTTAGGAAGTGCTTTGTGAAACTGGGAGCGCCTGACTTCTTCGTTTTCTGGTATGAAAGTCCAAGGTTATCGAAGGCCTTCGCCAGACTTTTAGCGTTCCAGGGTTCTATATGGACTCCTGTATCGTTATGAAGATCCTTCAGAACCTCCTTCTCTCGTGATCGGAGATACGCCTTGGTTTTCTCCGCCTTGTCCAAGTCTACTTTGACGCCCCGTTTCCTCATCTCGAATACAAGAGGAAGCAACGACAGTTCCATCTCCAGTATCCTCTCGCAATCGTCCTCTATCAGTTTCTCATGAAGAACCTTCCAAAGCTTTAACGTGAGAGTAGCGTCTCCCTCGGCATAGCTGTGCTGCGGCCCGTTTCAGATCTTCTTCTTTTTTCTTTTCGCCCAGATACGTCGAAGCCAAGGCGTTGAGCGAATAACTGAATCGGTTCTCATCCAGAAGAGGCGCGGCGACCATGGTGTCAAGAATGGTCCCCTTTACCTCGATTCCTTCTGATAATAGCCACCCTAAATCGTATTGTGCATTATGGAACACCACAGACATGCCGTGGTTAAGTTGGTCTTGGAGCCAAGTCAGGACAACACTCTTCGCCATGTTGCCGCCACCTTCATGGGCAACAGGAAGATAGGCGCTCCAATCAGGGGCAGCGACAGCTACCCCAATAAGATTTCCATCCTTCCGCGCCCAGCCTGGCCCCAAGTCTCGTAAGTGAGGATCCCTGGTCTCTACATCTACTGCAATAATCTTCTCGCCTGATAGATCCGGCAAATGATCTGGTGGCGACCAGACCTTTTCGTCAAATAAATCCTCACGCATTTTGCTGAGACAATGCTGCCCACAGTGCCGTATACGCTGAAGCATCTACTCCATCGTCTGGATTAGGATTGCCTATTTCATCCCGTGCAACTTTCAGAAGAACCATGCAGAATGCAACATTCTCGGCGGTTACTCGTGTCCCCAAGTATGTTCCCCAAAGTGCCGCAACTCTTCTATGTTGTTGAACATAATCCCCGTGCTGGAGCGCCCTCTGCTCCGAAACAAGGGAAGCCGCTCGCGCTAAAATTTCCTCTGGTTTCATATGCCGTAATACCTATTAGTTTGAGGATAAAGAATATGAAGAGCCTTCTTTGCTCTAGTGACAGCCACATAAAACACCCTGTGTTCCGTCGAGGGGTTTCTGCTGTATTCCCGATGAGCGGCATAGGAGAGATCAGGAATAACAATTATGTTGTCACATTCCCCGCCCTTCATGGAATGTATAGTGCTGATTTTGATACGAGGGTTCCTTACGTTATCCCCTCTTTTCAAGGCGTTAAGAATATAGTTTTTCGTCTTTAGGTCAATCTTCCCCAACGCCCTGTGCCATCTGATAGATTCATCCTGGCGCAGTCCCAAATGATCCTTGGCGTATTGCATTGTGTAGGATTCTTCCTCGACCATGTTCAAAAGATTCTTTGACCTTGGACCAAAGCCCTTAACGAACCCTTCCCCAACCTTCATGAAGGTGTAGATGTTCCTGATCTTTGTGGGAACTAGGGGATCTCCCTTGCACCAAGATTCCCAGTCCATAATAGCTTCGTATGTTTTCAGATGGATGCTGGGGCGCCCGTTCCGACTGTAGACCCACCCATCATCACGCAGCTCCGAGGCATAGTAGGATGCAATCCTGTTGGTTCGAGCCATCAGACACCACTCCCCTTCCTGAAGTGGAATCTCCCAGAGGTTCTGATGATAACGCACATCCCCCTCGTGTTCCTGGGGATACCAATCTTTGGGCACCCGGTTGTCGATCCGATTGACAATGGACTGCGCCTGCTTCCACACGGACCTTGGTACGCGATAGGACTGATTAAGGACAGTTTTCTTTTCTGTTGCGTTCAGGAAAGCCTGAACATCAGCTCCTTGAAAGTTCATGATGGCCTGATCGTCATCACCTGTGAAAACCTGTATGCGAGGATTTTTCCTCAACACATCGACCATGGACCATTGAAGGGTTGAAAGGTCTTGAGCCTCATCCACAAACAAGGCTTCGATGTCAGGGCAGACATCCGATAAGATAAAATTCTCAATCATGTCCGTAAAATCAATCTTCTTATATACGTGTTTGTAATGTTCATAAGCCTTCACCAATCGGCTTAGTTCCGCGAAGTCAATCTTGTAGTCTCCCTGCAACCGATACATCTCCTCCAAAGGAATCTTCTTGCTCCGCGACAAATGGTAGAAGTTCATGTAACTGTCGCCCTTGGAGATGCCGAAGTTATCGAAATCTGTCTCGACATTCGAGTTCTTGGCTTCAAAGATAATCCCCGTAGCATCTCCTACGATCTTTAAATCCTTTGCCCCCATAACGTCGCCTGGACTGTAACCCGCTGCCCTGTAAGCCATGGAATGAAGCGTCTGAAAGAAAGGCAAATCCTTTTCGTCAATACCCCAATCTCTTTCCACCCGCTCCCGGCTTTCTCTCGCGGCCTTCCGAGTAAAGGAAACACAGGCTATCCTGTCAGGGTCTATGCCCTCTTCTACACAGTTACGGACACGGTTGGAGTTTGTCTGGGTTTTTCCAGTTCCTGGCGGCCCAAGAATGGTTTCGTGTTGATCGGTCAAAACGGTGCCTCCTCTTCTTCAAAGGTTACTTCTGGAAGATCCACTTCTCCACGGTTCATTTCTGGCACGTACCACACGCGAACAGATTTCCATCGGTCCTGATTGTCTTTAAAACGATAAGTCTTATCGGCCTCTACCCCGCCGTTAATTTCTTTCAGACGCTCAGTGATCTGCCCCCTCGTGTATTGCGTGAAATTGTTGCGCTTTAAGAACTCTTGAAGGGCACTCAATTTAAAATACGTTAAGCCATCTTCTGTCCACGGCTTGCCCGTCAAGAGTTCCTCTGGACTGCGTGCCGCGATACGTGACGTACAAAACGACTCCACCAGTTCCACGAACAATCCTTTTTGGGTCAACTCCTCTGGAACAGAAATGCGAGTTGCATTCTCCAGAAGCGTGTCTATGAGGTCGCGCCAATCCCCCTCCTTCATCTTGGCGGGCATCTTGTACATCTGTTCCATGCAGGCGCGCTGAAACTCAACCTGCATCTGCAACTGCTTGGTCGAAAGCTCAAGCCTCGACCCGTCCACATTGACGAACCACACCGGAGGCTCCGACTCCACTACCGTCAATCCACCTACAATTGGGTTCGAGTTATGAAACCCGATCCCGAACTTGCGACTGCGGCAGAGAGCCTTGTTGCAGTGGCTGTGCAAAGGTTCCTGTTTACAAGTGTAGGCATATTCCTTTTTCTCAAGCTGTTCCTGTATTCCGACAATTTCCCTGGCCGGCAGGGGTGGAGTGCAGTAGTTCTGATTGTGTTTTTCTAGCAGACCCTTCCAATCATTCGGCGCACACTTCCTGTAGTAGATACCCACATTAAGGAGGGTCATGTTGCGACCCCCTTCTGGAATCCCGAACTCCGTTAATTGTTGGCAACAAGGTGGGCCATCAGGCAAAAGGCCCTTATTTGATCCTAGTGATATGGAAGCGAGTCCTTTTGCAGATATTCTAGCTTTCTCCGCTAGTGATAAGAATTCTTCCAGGGTCAGGCTATCCCCATCATCCTTTAAGGCGTACCGCGTTGTGTGCTTTGCATTCTGGTAGGGCAGATTAATGAAGTTTCCCACATCCCCTCGGTCTGCTCGGACTTCTTCCTGTTTGGGGAAGATCTCGCAGTTGCCCCATCCTAAAACGGAAGAGAACTCCGCCAATCTATCGCGCACTTCGGCGGCGGCTACCTTCTCCGATAGAAACAGGAACAAGTGAGCGCCGCCTGACTTCGAGCGGCACATGACTAGCGGAAGTTTGAATCTCTTGACCTTCGCTAAAAGAGCGGGGAGGTCCAAGTTGTAATCGTCTATGTCCAATGCACCAAAATTGCACCGGCTTGTCTCATCAATTGGTATCGATCCAACACCAAGTTTCCCGTCCAAGTGGTTTTGAACGAGTCCAACGGTCAACGGCTCATGGACAATCTGGTATTTCGCCTGCGTCTTGCCATGCCTTGCACGAGCCAAAACGGCTGTTTGCCCGTGGGCCTTTCCGTATCCTTCAAATAATTGAAGAAATCTCTCTGCAAAGTTCCCCATCTGGAAAATGGCCCCCTCGTGTGCAGACGAGGGGGCCGCAGTCCCTTCCTAGAACGGCACTTCGTCAGAAGAGGACTGGTCTTCAAGCACCAACTCAGAAGAGGGTGGAGCAAGTTGCAACTCCCCCCTCCGAATGCTGCCGTGAAGTTCTTTGCACTCCTTATAAGCCTCAAGGCTGGCGACTCGTTCGCCTATGCTCACGGACCAGGAATACCAACTCCCCTTATCATTTCCATCCTCAATTGATTTCAAGGTGTAGGTGTTCGCAAATGATGGGAGCGTTGATCCGTTATGCTTCTGCATGGCGATGAGGGTTATCCACTTGCGCGACACCTTCAATTGAGTTTTTTTCATATCCACAATCGCGCTTTCCAGTAACCCGTCCTCATGCACGATTTTTACGTAGTGCTGCGCGGTTTTCACCAGTTCATTGCCATTTGGCAATACTTCCATTCCGAGGTCTCTATCGCGAACTGCTCTACGGACATCATCACTGTCGGCAGACAATTCGCCCACAAACCCACCACCAGCTGTCCTCGGAATAAACTCCAGCATCTTCTGAACGAAATGCACCGGTAGAACCGAAACGCCTTTATCTGCGTCCCATACCTTGTTGGTCACAGTGCTGAAGATATCGCCCTGAGACGCCCCCTCAATGAACGCTGGGTCACTCTTCTTCAACTGTGGGCTGAGTGCTTGCAGAATACGCAGAAAAGGTATCTGCATATTTGACTGAGTAACATCTTCTAACCCCAATCCCGCATCTGCTTCAAATGCGGCGCTCAATGCTGCGGGTAGTTTTCCGTTCTTCTTTCCGTTTCCGTTTCTTTTAGCCATGGTTCATGCTCCTTCTAGCTTGGCTATGGTTCCAACGTGCGCGTTAAATATGTCTAGGTCGATTTCCTGGTTCGCTTCCACTCGTTCACGAATCAACTTCTTGAGTACCATGGGATGCACCCAAGTTTTCGAGGAGGGGTTGAATCCTCTCTCCTCAAGGTCCGCCTGTAGCGACTTCGCGGAATTGTCCTGGGTGACTCCGAACGACACACTTACGTCATTCTGAATGAAGTCACCCGCTCCAATTGACCTCAAATGGGCTAAAGCATTCTCCCTCGCTATGGGATCTTTCGGCATCGTTCCAGATACAAACCTCCGCAACGATACCTTGTTCCCGTCGACCTCAACCTTGTCCATTCCCATCTCCGCCATCTTTGCCGGAACAAGATCGTAAAGGTATCGATCACGAGTACTTTTCAAGGATTTGATTGCTTCCTCGGCCTTGGAAAGAACCTTGCCGACATCGGACACGACTCGAATTAAGTCGCTTAACTCACCACCGCCCTCTGTCGTAAGACTCTTAAAAGCCGAAGCATCTGCCCGGATAGCGTCCCAAACGTCTTTTGTTTCACTCATTTCAACGTATCTCCTCGTCAGGGTTTAAATTCTCAATGCCACCACCGCGCAGGTTTATCCTCACGGGATAATAAGATTTCTCAATCTTATCCCACTTCAATAAGTTCACGCGGCCATGGTTGATGGATGCGGCTATTGCGAATGCAATGCCGATTATGGCTGGATCGCCCATTGCCAAAAGCCAATCATCGTCACCGAAGTTCCGAAGCTTGCGGCGGAGGTCCGCCACAATTCTGCCGGGATTCAGGTGAACTTGATCAAAGGGTGCGGCAAGGGATGTGAGATCTCCCCACTTGAGGGCCGACACGATATCGACGCGGGGGTTCTCTTGGGTGACAAAAACAGCCATATCGCGTTCTCCCTTTCTACATATCCCTTGTAGCACATGTAAACTTATTTGCAAAATGGTAAGTTTTAGGCTATTTTCCCATGGATGATGAAAGGCAAATACAAGTACAAGACGAAGCCCTATCAGCACCAAGACGATGTGCTGTGGGCATCCTGGTACAAGACCAACTGGGCCTACCTCATGGAAATGGGGACAGGTAAGTCCAAGGTTTGCATCGACAATGCTGCCATCCTGTTCGAGGAGGGCAAGATCGACACTTTCGTGATCGTGGCACCCAAAGGGGTCTATCGCAACTGGGCGAACTTGGAGATCCCGGCCCACATGCCTGACCGAATTGATAGAACAGTCGTAATCTGGCGCGCCGGGGCCAACAAGTCCGAAAAAGAGCTTTTGAATGGTCTTCTAGAGCCGTCAGACCGCCTGAGAGTGCTTGTGATGAATGTCGAGGCCCTATCTACCCCCAAGGGGCGAAAGTACCTCACGGCGCTATTAGGAGCTTCCAAGGCTCTATTGGCCGTTGACGAGTCCACGGCGATCAAATCGCCCAAGGCCGGCCGAACCAAGGCTTTGATCAAACTGGCGCCATTAGCCCACTACAGGAGAATCCTGACGGGCTTCCCGGTTACGCAATCCCCCATGGATCTATGGGCGCAATGCCGCTTCCTGGACAAGGAACTGCTGGGCGATTGCGGCGACAACTTCTTCCAGTTTCAATACCGTTACGCTGTGATGAGAAAGCAGCACATCGGAACTCACTCGTTCAACCGCGTGGTGGGCTACCGCAATCTGGAACAGCTCGGTTCAATCCTGAAAGAATTCTCCAGCCGAATCACAAAAGATGAATGCCTGGACCTACCTGCAAAGATTTACACGCAGCGCGATGTCACCTTAACCGACGATCAGAAGCGCATCTACACAGAGCTAAAGGACTACGCCCTCGCGCACATAGATGACGGCAAATTCATGACGGCGAACAATGTGATGACCCAGCTCTTGAGAATGCAGCAGGTGTTATCCGGTCATGTGAAATCGGATGGCGGCGAGGTCATCGAGGTAAAAGACAATAGAATCAATGAATTAATGGACTGCCTGGAAGAGGTCGATGGGAAGGCCATAATCTGGTCACGATTCCGATACGATGTGAAGCGGATTACGGAAGCCTTGACCAAGGCTCACGGACC